TGAGGCTGGAAGCTCATCTGGATTCATAATGAAAGGATCGAACCCTGTTTGTTCTTGTACGGTTTGCAAGACCTCTTTTGCGGCCATCTGACCTTCGATCATGTCTTGATACTTACTTCTTTTAGATTGTGATAAAGCATCTTGAGCATACGCTTTTACTTTAAATAATCTATCAGACATACCATTAACAACTATGTCAACAAACTTAGCAATGATAGGTACAGGTGTCCAGTCTAAATTCAGATAAGACAAATCTCCGTCTACTGCAAGTTCGTTTTTATATTTGGCTATCGGCTGCTCTCCTCGAGCATATAATCTTAATCTATTGAAATCACGCCATTGGCTATAATATCTACACCCTGTTGAATCCTTTCTAAACCATTCGTATTGAATAGCTTGCCCTATTTGAAGCCCATACTCCTCAGTTGCTTTCTCAGCATCTGATACATATTGACTAGGAAACCCCACAGATGAAATGTCTATTTTAACTTCTTTCATCTAATTAATTGACTTAAATTTCCATTGTTACTATATCTTGCAAAGTTAAGATATATTTTTGATTGTTTTTTCTCAGGTAAATACGTAGACTTTTGATTTGCCATAATTGCTAATCCTGTGCTAATACTGGCATCATGTTTAGTCCTATTGCTGACATCAAACTTAGCCCAATCTTCTAATGTTCTGTTAAAATACATAGAGCCCATTTCACCAGAATCTCGGTATGTACCAGCCATGTCTAATCCAATATGTTTTTCTATAAATGATTCGATAGCAGAGGCGTGAGATTGTTTTACGTCCTCCGATGTGTTTGGTATACCACCTAGCTCTCTCTCAGTTTTAGATAGGTTGTTGTATCTTTTATCAGGTCTATTCATGCAATACCCTCTATATCCCCTGTTTTTAAAATGATACAAAAGCCTTGGTTTATTATTTTCAACAAGTATGGGCATACTATAAAAAACACAAGCCATAAGAACTTCTTCAAAAAATATCTCTGCTGTTTGTGGTCTAGCTATATACTCTAAAAAAAATTCATTGCTCGGAGCCTCTTCCATATTAAATTTAGTTAAACCATGTAGAGCTCCGTTTGACCCTCTACCTCCTACTGTTCCTGATATATCATACGAGTCACAGCCAAATGCTCCAATGTGTTCATTTACAGGGTAGAAGATTCCATTCTTTTGTATTTTTTTATTTTGCAAAACCTTGTTTGGCGTCCAGGTAATGGTAAACCTACCTCTATTATCTGGCGTCCATATAACTTCACTGTCTTTAATACCATCTTTCCAATAAAACTTACCACGTGTTATGTGATGATCTAATATCAAAGAATCATTATAATCTATCTGTTGGTATATTTTAGTTAAATTAAACACGCTTCCTTTGCTTTCATCTCTAAAGGCATGTGATTCAGTCCGGGGAAATTGCCTGTAAAACTCATTTAATGCATCAGGGTCTTTCTTAAGAGAATCCACTTCTGCCTCCCAGTAATCTATAGCGCCATTTTCAATGTATTCTCCATCCACCCCTAGCAAAGGCTCCCTTGGTTTATGAAACACCGGCATGCCATAAATGTCTATAAATCCTTCCATATTCCATTCCATGGGAATAAACAAAGAATATAGTCCGCTTTTAGTTTGACCATTTGTATTTCGATTCCTTAAATCTGAATCTTCGTATAATTTTTTAAAATTATCACCTCCCTTGTTTAGAGCGTTTGAGGTAGAACCCATCATACATTTACCTATAATCTTACTACCCAACCTTAAACATGTTTTAGTAACTCGCCAGTTGTTTAATATATTATTTGGTTTTATCCACTTACCGCTTTCATCATGAACTAACAATAATAGTTTTTCACCATCATAAGAGTTGTCATCAGTATTCTTCCAATCAATAGTAGTGTCTAGCCCATACAGCTCGTCATCTACCACATCATACATATTTTTTTTTGTAATCTTAGAAGCGGGAACACGAAAGGCCAATTCAGTTTTCGGTTTATCCATGCCATCCTGTATAGGTTTAAAGAAAAAAGGCAGCCTGTTAGCTATGGGAACAACTTTGTCAGTAAACATTTTTTTTGCATCAGATCCAGTCTTAGAAAGAATACCAACTCTAGAATCTTTAGCCAGCGTGCCAGTATTGATACATTCTGAAGAACCCATAAAAGAAAATCCTGATCGTCTTATTTTAAGGTAATCTAAACCAAAACATCTTTTATCAGCTTTACATGCCTCCCAAAATAAAAAAAATATTCTGTTTGCCTCACGAAAATCAGGATAGCCAACATCAATACTTGTCCATTGTAGGTACATGTAGTGTGAACCAGTTATGTAGGTTTTAACTCCATTGTTGTAAAACCAATATCCTAGTTCTCGTTTATCAAACTCACTTTCAATATAATCAACCCACATATTTTTAAACGATGAGCTCATTTCATTCCATTGAAATATTGATTGTATTTTGGATAGTGATTTTGGAAGTTCTTTTCTTTCCCAATATTGTTGAGCTTTAGATTTATTTCTTTTGTATACTTCTTTTGGTGCAGGAGGCAAGCCTATGCATAAACCGTTGATATTAATTACTTCACCGAGCTCACCAGTTTTTGAAATAACAACAAGATCGTATTTTTCGTTGTAACCATATAGCCATGACTTACCTCTGTTTTTATTAGCAAAAACAGTTTTAGGTATGTAATCAATAACCTTGTGATATAAATTATTTTGATCTTCGTTCTGCAAAACCTTGTTTTGTTAATGTTTTATCTTCTTTACTGTTTGAATTTAAATTGTCTTTTTCTTGGTCTATTTTAGTAAGTATATCAAACGCATCAAAAATAGCTAGTTTTTTTGTGGCTGCTGCATTTTTTAATCTGTCAGCTGCTAATTCATCTTCTGGATCAGGTTTTATAATATCTTCTCTTGCAACTTTTATAAGTTGCTCAACAGCTTTCCTGCCAGCTTCAATAATTTTAATCTTCAATTGCTCGGAGTCCATGTTTGTAATTTATAAGTTTTAAGTATTCTTTTAGATGAGCCTCTTCCCAATGCTCTCTATATTCTCTGCCTTCCACAAAAGTTTTATCACAAAGGCTACATTTTATAGTTTTTCTCAAAGCACAACTGTTATTTGGTGGTCAAACATTCTATATAACTTTTCTCCATCTACATTAAACTCATATTCACTTTCTGGTTTGAATACAACTTTGTCTCCTTTTTTTACATTTTGACTATCTAAGTAATCGTTTGTATATTTTACTATACCTATTAAAGGTTCTTCTTTAAAGCTTTTAACTAAATATCCATCTACCTTATCTACAGGTTTTATAAAGCAATAACGATCGTGGCAATGCCACTTGTTGTTTTGCTTGTACATATAAAATTGATCTTTTTCAACAAAAAAATTATTATCCTGAAAAAAACTCATACTGCTTTTTTGTCTTCCCTTCATATCGTAATAATATTTAAATACATTATGATGAACAAGAAGAATATCTCCTTTTTTAATTGGGCCTTTATAAAGTAGAGGTGTTGAAATAACCTTAGCTTCACGATTAGAGGCAAGATGATTTTCTTGTGAAACACTAGTAATAAAATCTACGTCATTTATTTTTGTTGTATTGTTGTATCTTTTATCGTTGACAGGTTTTACAATAAAATAATGTAATGATCTCATTTAAAAATTAATATTATACTCTATAGATATAGGCATGGTAGAAGTAAACTCTTTCCACAACAAAACCTCGTCCAATCTTTCTATCCATATTTTAATAGACTGCGAAGCTATATCAGACTGTATTAAATGAATTTTATATTTACCTGCTAATACATCTTGTCCTACCAAATAATGCATAGAACTATTTTTATAATCAGGACCGATAGATATTTTTCTAATATCCATTTGATTTAAATTAAATTAGAAGTAAAGATACAAATAAAATTACCTTCCCTGTCCTCTATATAATTTACGGTAATTTTTTGAAGATTTTAAAGAAGAAGTTTTGGTTTTTGCATGCACACCTGGCCTTCTTACTTTAGGTTTTAATGTATGTGTGACTGAAAATATTTTAGCCATCTGGACCGTTCATTAAATTAGTTTTTTGTTTACTACCCATAGAACTGCCGAAGTAATATCCTATGACTTGAGTAAAAGCTGCAACTACTGCGCCAAACCCCATATCAAATAATCTTTGAGATTCTTTGGGTATTTCCCATAGACCTATTGCCCCAGCAACCACTGCAACAAAAGACAGTGTTATACCCCAACCAACTGTTTTAAATAAAATATCATTGGATCCCGAAGCAACAGCTGCCATTTCTCTTTGTCTAGCGCTAGCTCTATCAGCCACCTCAGCCTCGTATGCCTCTAA